CGACGCGGAGGCACTCCATGTTGATGCCGCGAGCGACGTCGCCCGGGGTCATGCCCTCGGGGACGACGGCCATGGTCTCGCGCAGGTGCGCGAACAGGACGTCGAACGTCCGGCGCTGGATGCGGTGCGCGTGGACGCTGACCGCGGCCGAGAGTTCGTGACCGGTCTCGGGCTGGCTCTCGGGGTCCGAGTAGCGGAGCCGGAGGCAGTCGTCCGTCCAGCCTTCGCTGGTCTGCTCGGGGGCCGACTCGGTTGCCGCCACGTCGGGCTCGCCTGCCTCGACGATGAGGTTGAGGGTGAGGTCGGCGGGGTCGATGGTCCCGGCCTCGACTCCAGCGGCGTGGAAGAGGGCGACCGCGTCGACCGGGGTCTCGACGGCCCAGATGCGGATGGCCTGCTCGACCGGGGTCTCGTTGACTGCCGGGGCCGTTGCCTGTGCCTTGCGCGTCATGGCTGTCTCCTTGCCTGCGTGCGCGTGAGCCTCTGAACGAGTGTCAGGGGTCTCACGCGCCTCACCCCTGTCACCCAGTCACGCAGTCAGACCCACCCCGTCCGTGGTCTCACCCCTCTCTCCTCTGCTACCAGCCAGACATCCTGAGCGGCCTCTTCCCCGGTCCGACCGGTGACAGGGGTAGCGGGTGCTTTAAGAGGAGAGGTGATGCGGTGGTGGGTGGTGCTCAGTTGAGAACGAAATACCGGCGGAACACCTGCTCCCGGGGTCCCCGGTGAGGCCGTTGATGGGGGGATACATCCGCCGACAACTCAGGGGGTCAAACTGCGGAACCCGTCAGGCGGAACGAGGGGTTGACGGCGCTTCGGGGGGCGGCGCTTGCGGTCACACCGTTTCTGGTGTGTCCTTGGGGGGATAGACCGGCCCCAAGCCGGCTCGAGTCGTCTAAGATGCGTTAGTCTAAGATGCGTTAGTCTAAGGTGTCTTAGATAGAGGCCAACGTCGGGGGTTCTTCACAGAAGTGGGGTTCTTCACGGCCAGAGTGAAGAAGGGTGTCACTATCGCATCGAACATCACGGATTCTGCGCAGATAGGGACCATATGTCTTGTAAGCGTGGAATGCCTCCTCTTCTCTCTCTCTACCCCCTACCCACTACTGACTAACATCTAGTTATCGAAGAAAGACACCGTTACTACTACCAGTGATGGCATAGAAGCCCGATGTTGGTTGCCACCCCTCTGGACAGAATCCGTGATGTTCCCTGTGATGGTGGTGTGCGCCAGCGACGAAATCCATGCGTGCACTCGTAATGGTGTCTTTCTTCGATATGATACTTGACAGACCCCGGTCCTTGCATTAGTATCTGGGTTAGTGGCACCCCTCCCGGGGTCCCTCTCAGGAGACAGTTAGAATGCCAGCACCCGCTTCAGCCTCGATTCGCCGCAGAGCCCGCGCTCTGGTTCTCATCCGCAACGAAGGGGACCCGTGGGGTTCCTATACCACTCCCGACGCGGCCTCTCACATCACCCAGCGCCAGCTCCGGAAGTTCAAGAGTGAGGCTCACTGGGCCTACAAGACCCGGAATGGCATCTGGGACCCCTTGACCTGTATGCACGTCGTCGACATGTTGATGAACACGGTCCCGGGTGAGTCGTTTACGGCCGGGCAGTTCACGGTGATGCTCGAAGTCTCGGTTCCGCGGTTCTCGTGGGACCCCGTGACCGTCGGGCGCATCCTGAACGAGCTGGCCGAGGGCCTGACCGATGTCCTTGTCGAGGGCGACCTTCCCTTCTGGGTGAGTGGGCGGCAGCGTAATGGGCGTCATTACACGGTCACGGCGACTTCGGCGGGCTGGCGGGTCCTCCATGCCCTCCGAAACGAGCTGGCGATGGAGGCTCGGCCCTACGTCGAGAGCGGGAAGGTCCGTCCGCGGACTTCCGCGAGCATCTTGAGCATGGTCGCGGCCCTCCAGCCGGGCGGGGACGTCGATTTCGAGCCCGATGAGCCCGAAAGTGCCTCCGACGACCTTGTGAACTAGGGTTCTAGGCCGCAGAATCAAGGTGTGGGTGCCAGGAGTTCGGCTAGCGGCCTGAGTGGTGACGTAGCTCCCCATTTGCGGTCGAGCTACGCTCAGAAGCTGCTAGCCGACTCCGATATCTCGTACCACGACGGGTCCCTGCACTGCCTGTCGACCCGGTGGTTGCTCGCGTCGGGCGTCGCGTCGGCTTTTCCGTTCTCTCACGTGCTTCCGGACCTCTCTGGCCTGATGATGGAGGGCTATCTGAACTGGATGCTACTGGTGCCGCCCGGATTCCGGGTTGATGGCCTTGCGGAGGTGATTCCAGCGGGCTAGAGTGGAGGTAGGCGGTCGACATCGACCGTCAAGTGGTTGCACTGGGGGTCCCCCGCTTCGGTTGGGGACCCCGAACCCCGCTAGGGAGTAACGCGTGAGCGACCGGCGTGACGAGGTCCTCTCGAAGCGCATCCTGCAGAGCCTGTTCGGTGGCGAGAAGCTGCCGAAGCGGCGCGGCCGGATGATTCGCTGCTCTTCCTGTGGGGTGCTCCAGCCTGCCGAGGAGGTCCATCGGGCCTTCGAGGAGGATGGGCAGACCAAGGGACAGTTCTGCGAAAGTTGCTGGTGAGTCGAGTGGGCATTTCACACGTCAATGGCGGTCCGGTGACGACCGCGTCCTTCGGGAAGCCCCGGTCGTCCTGCGAGAAGTGCGGCGCCGAGACGCACGTCCGGACCCTTGACCCGAACCACCGGCGTGTCTGTCCGGCCTGCGCCGGGCTGAACGACCTGTCCTCCCTTATCGAGAAGGCCGATGCCCCGAGCGACACCCCCTCGCGGCGTTAGCCGGGTCGTCAAGCCCCAGCGTTACGCGGTCATCGGCTGCTCGACCCTCTGTTCCTTCAGCGCGGACAAGCTCGGTGACAACTTCCTGACGGTCCACGGCTGGTTCGAGGAGGGTGTCAGCGTTCGCGGCATCGTCATCAAGGCCGAGGACGAGCTTGGCATCTCGGTCAGCCAGACGAGCGCCTTCCGGCACCACAAGCGGCACCTGCGGGCCGTGTTCGATGGCGAGACGCCGTCCGAGGTCGACGTTCGGACGAAGCGGACGGCCTCGGACCTCGACGTGCTCGAGGGCATCATCAGCGCGGGCTGGCGAAACAGCGGGAACTGGAAGCCGACGATTCAGGACACCCTGAAGGCGATGGATATGAAGCTCCGTCTGACGAAGGGGTCGGTCTTCGAGGATTTCTTCACCGATATCGACGCTGCGCTGCTCGAAGATGAGGCCCCTGCTGTCCCAGCGGCACCCGAGAACCCGGAGGCGGTCGCCGAGGCGCCGGAGTCGGTTGAGGGATAGGGAGCGGTTCAAGCGCGTCTGGCGGCGCTGTTCGCAGGACTCGGTCTTCTTCTGTAACACGTTCCTCGACAAGAAGCCACACCCGGGGCAGGTGACGTGGCTCCGGAACTCCAATCAGCCCGTCAACACGCTCGTCCCGGGCAACCGGTGGGGCAAGAGCACCATCATCGCCGAGAAGCACATCTGGAAGAATTTGTTCAAGGTCGGCATCCCGCCCGGGCAGAAGAAAGGGGCCGACTACCAGACGATTTCGGTCGCCATGAGTGCGGACCAAGCCGAAATCGTGTTCAGCGAGGCGAAGCGGCTGCTCCGGCAGTCCTCCCTGATGCCGTTCGTCCGGTCGATGGTCTCGACCCCCTTCCCGCGTATCGAGTTCACCAACGGGAGCGTCCTGCACTGCCGGAGCGCTCATGACGGCGGGAAGTACATCGACGGACATGCGTACCGCTACCTGTCCATCGACGAGGCCGGTTGGCTGAGCGACCTGAAGGGCCTGATGGCGAACGTCATCATCCTGCGCCTCGCGGGCGGGGGCGATATCGACCTCATCGGCACGCCGAAGGGCTACAACGACCTGTACCACTACTTCGAGCGCGGGCAGCGCGGCGTGCCGGGGTACTACAGCCAGCGCGGGTCCATCTACGACAATCCGCACCTCTCGGCCGAGGACATCGCCATCCGCGACCGGTTGCTCGCGTCCTCGAACCCCAAGCTTCGCCAGCAGGCGCTGTTCGGCGAGTTCGTCGACTTCAGCGGCTTGGCGTTCACCCGGGACCAGCGCGACAACGCGTTCGACGGCGGATTGCCGGTATTCCAGCCCCCGGTGGACGGGCATCGCTACATCGCGGCGTGGGACCTCGGCCGGAGGACCGACTACACCGTCGGCATCGTCCTCGACATCACAACGCGCCCGTGGGTCCTCGTTTCGTACACCCGGCTGAACAAGGTGAGCTGGGAGGAGATTTACGAGACCATCGAGCGGACCCGGCTGATGTACCACATCCGCTGGAGCACCATCGACGCGACCGGCCCCGGTGGCGACGTCATCGAGGAGGAGATGTTCAAGCGGGGCTATCAGGTGGACCCGATACGGACCGAGACGAAGGCGGCGAAGGTCGACCTCATCAACACGCTCCAGAATGCGTTCGACGAGGGGCGGCAGGCGACCGGGTTCGAGGTCGAGACCGACGAGAGCGGGAACACCTTCCAGATTCCGGTCCTGCAGGACCCCGGCGAGGGCTGGGGGCTCCTGCGGCTTCCGACCATCACGCAGTTGATGGACGAACTCGGCATCTACGCGCTCGACGACAAGGGCATCCCGTTCACCGACTCCG